CCGCACCACTCCCCAACCGAACGATCACAATCTGCGTACCATCAGGAAAGGCAACCTGACCGCCACCAGTCCCATACGGCGGGATTGTCACATTCTCACTAGACCCGCTGTTTATCTCAATAACCTTCCCGGCATCCGTCAACACAAGGGTGTAATCGGCGGTCTTACGGTCCAGGTCCACGGCCTGCCCGACAGCGACACCCGCCGTCAGCGTGCCAGTAACAGTCGGGCTAGTCGTCCACGCAGTAGTAGACGTACCCGTACCAACCAGCACCGCATTAGCAGCAGCGTTCGAGTCAGTCAGACCAAGCTTCGTTTCCAAGGCGACAGTTGCACCATGCACATTGACGTGCATCACATCGTGCTGCTTACCGCTCGCGTCCAGGTCGTCGGTGGACGCTATGTCCGTGCGAAGCTGGGAACCGGTTGTGTCGAGAGCGCCGGGATAGGCGGTAGCCATCAGTCAGCCTCCTACGGCGTCAAGTCGATAGTCCAAATACCTGACGCGTTCCAAGTGATCTGGAACGTGCCAGCCGAACTCGCATAGTCGGCACCGAAGTTCACCAAACAAATCAACGGATCGTTGGTCAGCGTGTCGTCGTAGACGACCGCCGCACGGGCCGACGAGATCGTCGCCGTAGACCAAGTGGTGTCAGCGGCGTCAAACTTCAACGTCCCCGAAGCGTTCGCCAGGGTGACAGACGCGAGCGCCACACCGCCAGCCGAATAGTTCGTGCCGGAAACCTCGTTGCCGGACAAGTCACCCCAAAAATCATGGGTTTCAAAGTTGGGTGTCGATGAGTTGGTAATCATCGCCACCTTGATCGTGTCCGACCCGGTGTTCACCGCCAACTGCGATGCGTCGAGGATGTCTCGGAAGGTGAGAACAAATAAGCCCGAAGCTGTTACTGCCATTACTCGTCACCTCCTACAGCGACCTTTATTTCAACCGACTCGGGAACCACATTAGCGTCTAACCGGTCGTCCCAATGCTCAGTCTGGGTTCCGCCGAACTGGCCGTCGGAATCCCTGCGAATCTTAGTGGTCTTAGAAGTGCCACGCCGCAGCAGGAAACCGACAGAAGAATACTTGCCCATCAGTAACGGACCTTACGCGGCTTACGCCGCTTCATCTTCTTCGGTTTCGCCTTGTTCGGCACGGCATCATCCTAGTAGTTGGTGGGGACCAGAGCCTCTGCGCCTTACCCCGGCCCCCGCCAGTACCTACTGCCTCGGGCCTAGTTGGCCCCGATGCTTGAACAAGACTCGATCCTGCGGATCGCTGCCTCGCGGAAACGGCCGTAGCCGCACATGGCGTACCAGCCAACCGGCTGGAAGCGACGCAGGCTGTCGGTCACGGGACCGAACACCACCGACGGGTCTGACCCGTACATGGTGGAGTAAGCCTTCGCCATCGCCTGCTGGCCGATGATGACGCTGCCGTAAGCGTCAGCGGTACTTGCGCCACCGTCAGCGACGAGCAAAGCCCGAGGCGTTTCGATGAAGTCAACACCGTCGAATGTCCCGATGCTGCCCTGGCGAACACCAGACGCATCCTGACGGATCTGGAACGACCGCAGATCGGTGACTGCTGTGCCACCAATGAAGTCGTAAGCCACATCCGGGTGGATGAACCCGATGTATGAGTTGCCGCTGAACGTCGGCACCGACGCCGTTCGCAGAGCAGCAACCTGCTCGCGTACCAGCGACGACGTGATGACGTTGGCTGCTGCGAGGTTGGTCCGGTCTGACCCGGGTGAACCCCCAGCGTATGTGACGTTGCTGCCGGCGTAGAGCAGGTCAGCAACGACCTGATCCAGAGAATCCGCTGCGTTGTAACCAACGATCGCGGCTGCATCTGAATCGACGTTGAAAAACGACTGGCCTCGAAGGGCAGCCGTCGTGACCACAGCGTTACCGTATTCGGTCAGGTTCACCGTAACGGTGCTGTCCGATAGAGCGACTGCTGTGACATCTGATGTCTCGGTGAGCGCCGTTTTGGCCTGCGCGAGATCAGCGTAAATAGTGAACGTCACCCCAGACCCGCGATGGGTCTGACGGGTGGCTTTCACCGTCGCGTAATCCTCATGCAGAGTGTTAGCCCTGAGAGCGAAATACGCTAGCTGTTCGAACGCTGCCTGGTCGGACGCGACCGATGACTTTTGTGTGTAAGCCATTTTGTTTGTTTATCCTTAGGGAACGGGAGGCCCCTAATCTTGAACGTCGAACTCGTATCCGTGAGAACGCATCAAAGCCTTTAGTTCGACTTCGCTGGTCGTGGCACGAATCTGTTCGTTCAGGTCCGGTGGAACCACCGGCTGCCCCTGAACTCCCGCCTGAGCGATCCTCTGCTGGGCCGCCAACTCCTGGTGGAATGTGATCGCCTCACCCGTACCGGGTGCTGCAACCACTTCTGGCGTCCCAAACTGCTGGGCTTGCCCACCTTCGGTGAGAAACCCCGCTTCGACCGCTGCGACCCGGATTGGCTCCGGGTCGATCTCACCGTCATACCCTTTTACGAAGTATGACTGGCGAGGATCATTCGGGTTGATTCCTGCCGACCGGAACGCTTCTGTCCGCTTCAACCCGTCGAGTTCGGCTAAAGCTTCGGCCAGTTGGCTTTCCGCTGTGTTCGCCTTGTCTTCGAGTGTTCGCCGGAAGTTGCGTTTCGGCTGACCGTCCTCATCTAGTTCGACGACCTCGGTTTTGGTTGCCTCAGCCATCTATGTTCGCTCCCTCCGGATTCACACCAACCCGGGAGGCGGACTGGTGGCCGTGACACAGATAGCTCTCACCCGCAGGCGGCCAGATGTGTCTGCGATAACCATAGCAGGTGATTACAACGATGTAACTATTGCGCTGTTCCCAGCCCGGTGTAGCCGCCTCCGGTCATCGCCGGGCCGCCTCTTTGGGCGAACGCGGCGAGGCGTCGCTGCCGGCGTGCTTCGATGCGTCGAGCTGCCTGCGGGTCGGTGCCAAACTCGCCGCCGACGAGTTCTTCCGGGGTGATGTCACCCGGTTTCTGCTGACCCACCACCGCAAAGCTCATCATCGGCCGACCGGTTACTGGATCTCTGTCAAGACTCTCAGACGCGGTTTCCTCAGCCAGCGTTGACGGCGCTATCGCTTGGAACCCCCGACGAGCCGCTGTTTCAGTAACCCCCGACGCACGCAGACGTTCAGCGGTTTGACGGGAAACAGAACCGAACCCAGTCTCGACGGCTATCCCGCCGATCCGGGCCGCTCCTATCTTTTCCCGTTCTTCAAAGATGTTTGTGGCTCTCTCCGGGTCCAAGTAATAGGCAGTCAAATCACCGTCTGTGACCTCAGGATAGTACGTCGCCAACTGCTCCCTGACCTCGGAGGTCATCTGGGTTGTCGCCTCGACAGCCAGGGCGACACGCTGGTTGAACTCGTTGACGGACACATCGCCGCCGATCAGCGCACCGAAATCGGAGGGTTCGTCGTAGAACCCCGGGTCGATGCCTGCGGAGTTCATTATCTCGATGTAGCCGCGTTCCAGTTCGATGTAGGTGGCTTCGCTGACGGCCCGGCCGGCTTCGGACAGGGCGGCCATACCGGGGAACCGGTCTTTGTACGGGTCTGATTGTCGGACGCGTGCCCACACGGCGGCCGCGTCCCCGGTGGTTACCCACAGGTTGATGAGGTCGAGGTCCGGGTCGTTTAGGAGTTCCCCTAGCCCGTAGGTTTCGAGGATGTTGCGAACAATGTCGGTGGCGCTTCGTAGCTCCGTGCTGGTAGGCCCACCGTCGGTTGGCCCACTACCAATGGTGGTGACAGCCCCGGTGTCCCGGTTTACGATTTCGGTCTTGTCGCTGTCGAGGAACGCTTTGATGTCGCCACCCGGGCCGGTGAGCATTTCTGCTTCTTCAACGGTGATCCCGTAGGTTTCTGCGACCCGGGCTGGTGTGACCCGGTATTGGAGGATGTTGGCCCGGATTTCTTCGATCATCCCCCACGGGTCGCCGTCGTTCCGAATGGCGTTGATCCAACCGTTGACCTCGTTGACGGTCAGGTTGCCTTCCTCGCCGGGGAGATCACCGAACGTGGCAGCCAGTTCAATGGTTTGGGCAAGAATCTCGTAGGGGGACATGCCCGGGGTGGGTGCTGCGGCGCGGGCTAGTTCTGCGAGTCCTTCGGTGCCACCACCTGCCGGAACATCCACATAACCTATTTCACGACCAAACCCCCCTTCGCTTGCGGGAAGCCAACCAGGATCAAACATGGGTCCGCGGTCTGTATCCATGTTGAAAGTGGCGTCCGCGCCAATCTGGCCGACAATGCCGCTGCCTGACAGTCCCAACGCCCGGACATGCTCCCACATCCCGGCGATGTCCTCAGCAGTTATGCCGTATTCGTCGGCAACCGCCTGCCGGTCAGGTTGGAACGTGGAAGCGAGCGACAGGGCTTTCGCCCGGTCCTCCAACTCCGCACGATCCATGCCCGCGGCATCCGTGCTGATGCGAGGGTCTGCGAACGGATCACCAATCCGGGCACCTTCCTCGGTGAACATCCCCGAAGGCCCACCCGCACCCGGTTCAGCAGTCCAATACTCTGTGACCCCGGTCC